AGATTAAATGTTACAACACGATATGTCTGGGCGGTTGTTGGAAATTATGGCTCTTCTACAACCGCTTCATCTGGTATTAGCTGGTATTATGGAAGTGCAGTCCCTCCAAGTGTACCAAGTATGTCAGGACCCACAACAGTAACAACACTATCACCAGGGTTATTATTATCTGCTTCACAAACACCTCGTGGATCAAGAACTTCTACCATGTCAAACTCTATTACATACACATCAAGTGCCACTATATCTAGAGGAGTTGAGCCTTCTAACACAAACACAGTATCACCAAGTATGGTACCAAGTATGCCGTCAACGTTATCATCTACATCTTCTTCTTCAAACACAATGACACCGTCTCAAACATTTTCAGATTCTTCATCAAGAACTTCTACACAGACTCCCACAAACAGTATTTCATCAATACCAAGTAATTCAAAATCTATGCCTCCTTCTCCAACAAGAACTGCAAGCTCTACGGATACACCTAGCCATACACCTATAGAAACAGATACACCAACTTACACAGAAACCAGCTCTCCTTCTTATACTTCAAATCCATCTCAATCATTTGGCGGTTCTTTAACACAAACACCATTAGCTTTTCTACAGCTAACAACAACAGCGACAGCAATCTACAATACAATACCTTCTGATAAACCAGCAGAAACAAGTCAAGCAAACACGTATGGTTATATTGGTCTTGGTGTAGGTCTTGGTATGATTGCTACATTTATAGTTATTGCGTCATATTATGTGAATCATAAAAAGAATAAGAAACTACAAAGGCCACTTTCTATGAGAAATATAATTTATATGGGTGGTACAGATAGTGTTCCTTCTGACAATCCATTATCATTAAATCAAGTCACATTTCGTTACTCAAAGGATATGTTAGAATCTCCAAAAAGACAAACATTTGACCCAGTTGTAGTTCGTAGTGAGAATAACATTTAAACATTTACAATATTAATATAAAATTGATTTTACTTATGTATTTTGAATAGTATTCAAAATGCAGAAGGAAATAGTTCAAGGTATTCCATACTGGAAAGACAAGTCGAATAATCTATATTCTTTCGAGCCAGACAAGAAGAATCTGATTAATCTTGGTACTTTTGATAAAGAAGTAGCAACTCTAAAAGAAGGTTGGCAGGCACTTTATAAAGAAAGACTTGACAACTATCGGAAAAATTTGAATAAGCGGGAGCGTAAAGAAAATAAAGCAAAATGAATAAATCATTTGTATCTGCTGATACAATTCTTGAAACAGCAAATAGCATTCCAAGACCTATCATGATACCAAGTGTTGCCGTTGGATATATTGCTGACTTAATTATAAATATGGCAAAAAATAAAGTTACTGCCGCTGACATGTTGGAGCATAACCATACTGTCCCAATAAATACTGCATCCGTTCCAAATCAGTCTTAAATTTGATATAGTTTCCATTACCACTGGCATTGTTATTATTTGCGCCATTCACAGTTGATACGCCAACATAAATCATATTACATCCTTTTTGATATTCCGGAGATTCAAAAGTAAAAATTGTACTTACAACTGTTTGACAACTGCGAGTATTGTTTTGCATCCTAATAAACAATATTTTTTTAGTTTTCTTGAACGACGTTCCAATTAGAATTAGGATATTGTTGTTGATGAAGATACTGGCCGTTTAGAAATGAATTTTTTTCAGTATAACTTACAAACATATAATAATTTGAGTCAATGCCAGTACCACTTCCATGTAATGTACTTACATTACTGTTATATGCTTGAATTCTATTGTAATCGGCCCATGCTTGTTTATAAATTTGTAATTGAGATTGATTAATATTTGATATTCTATTTAATGTAAATTGCGGCCCATAACAATTGCTCATTTTCTTAATGAGTATATAGATATTATGGCTTCACCTATTCACTTTCCAGGAACAAATATACCACCTATGTTTGTTGATATTGCTAGAACCACAGAAGAATTGCGTAATGGTTTAAGTAACAGAACTTTATTAGCACCAAGAACAGGAATGTTATTCATTTTTCCAAATGTAGCCGTTCACAGTATGTGGATGCCAAGTATGAATTTTCCTCTTGATATTGTTTGGATAAATGAAGCAAAACAGATAGTGAAAATTGAAGCGAATGTTACACCATGTAGTGGTAATAAGAACTGTAAGTCATATAGCTCTGATATACCAATTAAATATGCTATTGAAATGAATGCAGGTTATGCATCTCAGGCGGGTATCCGTGTGGGCTTACAACTAGTTTTTTAATGAAGAGTGAATAAATATAGTAATTGATTTAACTCTCCTAACATTTCATCTCTAACATTTATTAAATCAGTATCATTTTCTTTGAGTTTTTTTACAAGTTCTGTATTAAGATATAATATACATCTTTTAATGAAATTGATAACTGAGGTCTCCGATAAATTTTTTACACTTACAGAAGCTGTAGAGCTTGTCATTTTCATTCGCCCATACTTTCCCATATAGACTTCCACATATTTATCTATAGAGCCATCTAATGCTTCAATAACGTTATCTGTTGCTTTATGTCTAGAATATACCTTTGTTTGCCAATGATATAACTTAATTTGTTCTCTCATTGTAAAAAAAAATTGGATGTCCTTTGCGCTCATACCTACTATAATGTGTGAATCTTGTAAAGATGTTTTGGGTAAATGTGTTAAGAAGCATGACTCTAAGAACTGTCCATTAAAGAAAGGAAGTTATTGTTGTCTATGTGCTTCTTACGGCCATAGCATTAAAAGATGTCCGAAAGATATCTCATACCGGGAGGCACAATTTCTAGAGCAGTTAATTCCAACATCAATTTTAGAACAATATGGAATTAATACAAATACGCCTTTTAAAGCCACGAAGGAACCATTAGTTCCAAATAAAATAGTTCTTGATTATGTTGATGAGCCGAAAGCAATCCGTTCCTTATTGAAAGCGTATGGAGAGCTTCCAAAGAAAGAAGAACGTGATAAAGGAAAATATAAAAATCAACTTCAAAAATTGGCAAAGAAGAAAAATATAATACTTGTGCCACATGTACTTGAAAAAAATGATATAATACAATTAGATGAGTAACATATCTGGATATTCAGCAAATATTCCTATAATACCAAAAGTATCTGGAATAGTAGATATATCAAGTAATGTATTTCAACCTGTAAATACATTTTTTCTGGAATCAGATAAACAAATAGATGAATCCATAAACCCAGTATACATTTATAAAGATTCATTCATATCGTTAAGCAAACCTTTAGATATTATTCTGAAAAGCGTAAAACGTGATAGAGTTATTTTAATAGATGAGCCGACAAATAGTTCTTATGAAACTTATGAATCAACCGTATTATATATTTTAAAACAACTGTCTAATAAAATCAACAATATCTATATACACAATGAAAAATATTTAGATAATATTATAGATAATATAAGTAAATATAAAGGTCTCATAAATGGTATTTATACTAAAGTATATGGGCTATGTGGTAATAATAAAAATGATTTATTACATTTATATCCATATTATATAAATTTGGAAGTATTACAGTCAAATACTGAAAAGTTAGCAAACCAGAACATGAGCTTAGTCGTTCAAACAAATAGTGTTTGTAAATATACTTCTAGAGTATCTAACACTTTTGGTTCTCAACTTTGGCTTCTTGATTTTTTATTTCAAGTAAGCATGGGTGGTGTAGGGAGTGTTGTAATTGAATCAAGTGATTTTAATAATATATATGCCTACAATATATTTAATCAAGTAACAAGTGGCTCTCAACTGTATGAAGGTAAAGTAATTCCCAAAATATCTGGTGTAGCAGTGTATATTAATAAAAATAATGAGAACGGTCAAACTGTAATAGTTATAAATAAAGGTTACCAAGATATTCAATTAAGTATTAATTTAGATACACAATATTATGGAAAATTATATTCATTTAATACAAATCAATTAGAAGATAGTGAATTTGGAATATCTTATGGAGAAATAACATATAATAGTGGGTCGCCAATTCAAATGAAAACAAAAGAATCAAATATAAGACTTAGTAAAAAAAATAATGTAAAGTCTTCAGAACATACATATACATTTAGTGTTGCAAAGAAATCTGCCGCTATTATGAAGGCACCATTTAATTCACTTTCTGGTGGTGCTATGTTTGCGCAGATTAATAATGAAGATGAAAATTCTACACTTGTAACCGCAAGATTTAACCAATTAACTGATGAATATGATTCTATTCCTGTTCTAACAACTGTGACAAAATATAAAGAAATGTTGTCTAATTTATAGAGGGTCTAAATAATTTTTCATTCTATAGTATAGGAAATGCCAAACTTTACAGGTGGTAAAAATTATAAGAAATCAAAACATGCTTCAGAAGCCCCAACTTTCGTAGAGCCAGAAGAAGGACAGTTGTATGGTCGTGTCTTACAGGTTCTTGGCAATCGTAACACACTTGTATATTGTAATGACAACGTTGTAAGATTATGTCATATTCGTGGCTCTATTAGAAAAGATATGTGGATTAGCGTTGGAGATATTGTACTTACTTCAACTCGTGATTTTTTAAGAGATGTAAAAGATAAATATGAAAAAGGTGATATTTTACATAAATATGATAGAGAAGACTTTTCTAGATTAAAGAAAGATGCTACTATTAATGCAAAATTATTTTCAACTCTTGAAACAGCAGATTTGAATCAACTCAAGCGCATTAAGGAACTGAAAATAGATAAGAACATTTTTAATACTGAAGAAGACGATGGCATTGTCTTTGAAGATGGAAAAGAATCAGATGACGATGTTGATATTGATAATATCTAAGAAGTAATCGTAAATTTTTCAATATTAGAACAATTGATAAATCTAGATGAATACAAATAGCCCAGAATTAACAGGAATAGTAGGTTCTTCTTCATTTGCATCTGCTGATTTTCCGGACGCCAATGAAGTTTCTTTATACGATTATTCGATAGCAACAGAATCAAATTATTCTACTGCTGTAAATAATGCTGTAATAAAGCACTATAGTGAAATTAAGGATAAGCAATTGAATATAACAGAAAGTTTAACAAATTCTTGGAAGAAAAAATTTAGAGATTTTTTAATGGTTAAGAATAAAACAGTTTTAGAGTTTTTATCTTCAAAGTTAAAAACACATCCAGTACTTGGTAAAACAGAACATTTTATTTCTACATTTGGAAAGAAGAATTTAAATTTTAATCAACAAAGCATACGTGATATATGTTTTGATATTTCATGTAATAATGTTCTAGACGAATATAATGCGCTATGTATTTCTAAAGAAATGTTACCACTTGAGAAATATATAGAGCAGACAAAATATATTCTTGATGAATATAAATTAGTTGGAGAAAAGATTCTTGATAAACAAGATTTATTAAAAAGGAAATTAGATTCATTAGATTTAGTACAATCGAAGTTAAAGAATATAGTTGTTTTAAACGAAAATCAACATTATGATGAACTTATGGAAATAAGTCACAAGTATTTTAATAAGATTTATGATGATAATTTAATAGAAAAAGATTATAATGATTTAATGTCTGAGTATAAAAAATTCATTCATCTACGTGAAGTATTAAAAACAATAAGGTCAGTTGATGTTAGTGAAAAAGAGCCATTATGTTCTATATGCTTTAATGAAAGTATATTATATGCTTTTGTTCCTTGCGGTCATACATTCTGTAATACATGTATACGAAGACAGAGTATGAACTGTAGTATATGTAGGTCCGCTATTCGTGATAGAGTTAAACTATTTTTTACTTAATAGCAGCATAATAATGATTGGGTTTTAGATATGCTTTTCTAAGAGCCTCTGCTTGCTTTGTATCAAGATTATATACTTTGATTGCGGCATCAATTACTTTCTCAGCAATACGAAGCCATACGATACGAAAGAAATCAAGACCAATTTGCTTTCTATCCATATTATTAATAACAAAAATTTTAGTTTTTGTTTTAACAATTTTTTATATTTTTAGTATTCGTCAGCTGAATCAAATGTGCCGGCGCCTTTACAAATCTCGCATTTGCCATCACAAATATAGCCACAGAATCCAATCCCATCGTCTTCGACAATAGTTTCTAGGAACTTATCATAGTCTTTTGAAATCTCTTCGCATGCTTCGAGAAATCCTTCTGGATATTCATCATCTTGAGAAGACATTGTTGATACTTTATTTTATGAAAATATTTTTCAATTTTATTAGTAGAATGAACGCCCCACCCCCCAGCAATGTTGGAATGAATGCTAGTATGAATATGCGTAAAAATGGCGTCTCCGGCGGAAAGTCTAGAAAGGCTAGCAAGAAGAATATGAAAAGAGGTAAGACAATGAAAGGCAAGAAAGGCAAGAATCCCTATATGGAGTTCGTAAAGAAGAACCGTGCGGGCGTTGTAAAGGATTTAGGGAAGGGTGCTTCTATTATGGATGTAGGCAGAGAGTTAGGTAAGAGATATCGTGCCATGAAGGGGTCAAGTGCTTAAGCACTAGGGGTGAATCAAGTGCTTAAATCATCGACTTCATATAGTCAATTTCTTGTGCTTGTGAATTATTAATATTATATGCTAATTCTTTTATTCTAGGATTTTTGGTATTTTCTAGAATATGCGAACTCGTTAATAATGCCATAGAATGATGGGGTATCATATCATGTAAATATTGGCTATCTCCAATAAATAATTGATTTCTGATTGCTAGGATAGATAATATTATGCCTATAAAACTGATAATTAAAAGTTGTATATCATTATAATTCATTATAAGTAACATTGAAAATCCCATAAAAAAAGCACTATATATATTATTTAATGATACTCTATAATCATTTAAATTTTTTATCATTATTATCGGCATACCTAAATCAATTAAGAACATAGCTAAAAACATGTATAAGTGATTCATTCTATTTATATATTATTTTAATTATCAGTACTAATCCAACTATCATTGTACTTCTGAATAAGATTAATAAACTCATCAATTCGCTCATTATCCATTTCTTTTAGAGTAGGGTAAATGCTTGCAAAGAGGTCGTAAGGATTTTCAACAACTGTGTTGGGTGTCTCTGAGCGAATAGTATTAATTTCACCGCGAATAATACTTGCTAGTGTTGAGATTACACGATTTGACTCTTCAATAGAGTTTGTATTATAAGACATGAATACACACGCATATACGGCAAGAAGAAGACCTAGGCTGGCACCAACATATGAGAAATCAGTAATAACACTAAGATAATCTTCCATTTTTGTGAATACATAATTTTAAGGAAAATTTTTTTCAATTTTGGCTTAAAATTGTAGCACATATAATATAAAGAATGGAACTACAGAAACAAATGACTCTTGATAATGATAACAAATCAGTACGCTCGAATGCAACAGTTGAGAATACTCTTACACAAGAGGAAATCATTAAGGCGCAGCAAGAGTTATCTCAACTATCTAATATTATTAAGGAATGGAAGGAAACCAACGAGCAGATTAAAGTTCTAAATGAGCAGATGCGTGAGAAGCGTAAGCGTATTAAGGTACAAGAAGAGATGATTCTTCGAATTATGAAGAAGCATAATATTGGTGCGCTAGATCTGAAAAGCTCTGGTGGCCGTATTTTATACAAACGCTCTACGACGAAAGGCGGTATCAATGAGAAGATTCTTTTTGGGCTTCTTACTCAGCATCTTAAATCTGAAACTGATGCTGCAGCTGCTATTAAATATATTACAGAACATCGTGAGGCTAAGACAAAGGAATCTCTACGGTATGAAAAGGATTAGCCTTCCCATAAAAATATGAGAAAGATTAGCCCTTCCCATAAAAATATGAGAAAGATTAGCAAGCTAATCTTCCATAGTTCTTACGAACTGAAAAGGACTAATAACAAAAACCCTAGTATAATATAGAATGGTATTATCTGCTGGTATTAAGGCTGCTCTTGAAGGATTCACCGGGACTTCCGACTCAAAGGACCGTCGTTCAGCATATGTTGATTTTGTATCATATTTACTCGCCTATATTCTTGCTATGATTATTCTTGGGTTTGTAGGAAAACTCTTATGGAATAATATTGCTGTAGATTTAATTAGTGTGGCCAAGCCCGCTAAGTCTGTGTGGCAGATTATCGGATTAATGATTCTCACATCATTAATGGTGCCTAAGTAAGTAAAATAAGTGGTAATATTATTATCATATATTTTAGAAATGTCATCATGGGTAAGCACATTGCCTTCAAAAAGAATTATTCTAGGATATAGGCAAAAATATCCAGAAGGTAAATTTATTGTAAAAACAAAAGAGGCAACCGTTGTATCTTCATATTATGAATTTAATTCAAAACATACTGTAGAACAATATAAAATATGGATAAGATTATTTCTTGAATCAATATCTTGTTATTTAGTATTCTTTACCGATTTAAAGTCAAAAGATTTTATTGAAGATTGTAGGAAACTTTATAAAGATAAAACACATATAATTATACTTGATAAATCTGAATGGAACGCAAATAAATATGGAGAAGAAATTTGGAATAAACAATTTGAAAAAGATGACGAAAAGGGTATACATAAATCTCCAGAATTATATAAAATATGGTATGAGAAAAAGGAGTTTGTTAAAAAAGCAATTGAATTAAATCCTTTTAACCATGATGATTTTGTATGGACGGATGCTGGATTTTTAGGAAGAAGGCCTGAAATTATTCAACTTATTAAGAATTATCCAAATGCAAATAGAATACCTACAAATAAAATGTTAATGTTAAACTATTTTCCATTTACTTTGAAAGATAATATTGAAATGCATGGGATTATAGGAGGAGGCTCTGGGAAACCAAGAATTCAAGGTGCTATTATGGGAGGGCATAAAGATGTTTGGTATAAATATGATACTATATATGATTCAATGATTCAAAAATACATCAAAGCAGATTTATTTATGGGTAAAGACCAAACTATTATGGCAAGTATTGTACTGAATCATAAAGATATCATTTCTCTTTTAGAACTAAAAGATATATGCCCCGAGAGTTGGTTTTATCTCGGATTATTTCTAGGTGTAAATGAAAAACTATATTCTTTATTTATGTCTGAAAAAGATAATAGCGTGAAAAAAACTTATAAACAAATGCTAAATATTGTATAGATGCAAATATATAAAAGAAAATGGTATACATTTGGAATAATAGATTATATATATTATTTCAAATATGATGGTTATGTCGTTTTTATTAAAGGCGGTATTAGTAAAAAACTTTTAGAATGCTCTATTGATGAATTTACACACTGTGCTGATAGAATAGCATTAAGAAAAGCATTGAATGCTTATAATAAGATTATAGATGAGAATACATATGTCACATATGGAGATATTGATTAATTAATAGTACCCCTTGTACTCACGTAACTCCGATAATTCGGGAGGTGTATAAGGATCGACTTCACGAGGACCTTTCTTTCCAGCAATTTCTACATCACCCTTAAGACACTGTGACTTAGTTATATCAGAAATATCAATAATTAGATTTTTAAGTAACATATTTGTCTTCTTCAAGTCTGAGTCAGATATCTTAAAACTAGAGCAAAGACGACGGACTAATTCTTTACTTCTTCTTTCCCATTTATCAAGAATAATATCCAGGTCACGAGGAGGAATTGTCTTTGCTAAACACCGAGCAGCGGTTTCTGCAACAGGCTCTATATCATGTGCCGTAGAATATGGCTGATAACGAGTGGCCTCAACAATTCCAGAAGGACTCATAACATCTTTCTTTAAACAAGCCATCTTACTTAGTATTAAGGCAAGTTCGCGTAAATCATCAGGACCTTCTTCAGTAGTATTATTCTTGGAAGAAAACATAGTATATAAATCGGAAGCTTCTTGAGATTCTCTTAGACAATCGGGAACACCCGCTCCTTTTGCGGGTCCAACGAATCCTTCAGCATCCGCTTGAGACTCTGCTTTAGAAAGATGCCATACCGTCATTAAAAAATAGACAGCGACACCAGTTACAAGAATGGCTAATAAAAATTGTGTTAAAGTTTCATTAAGATTCATCTAATATGACTATACAAGATTCCTATCCGCCATATCTAGTGCGTTGCGATTCTCAGCCTCTTTCTCCTCTGCCTTACGTCTCATCCAAATATCAATGTTTCTGACGTTCACGCTCTCCTCTTGTTTCAATGCGAGATTGTGTACGATGACTTGGTTCTTCTGTCCGATGCGGACAGCACGGCCGATACCTTGATCGATAGCGGCTTGCGTCCACCACGGGCTACTGAAGACAATGCGGTCAAACTCTTGAAGGTTCAGGCCTACACCACCAGCCTTGAGTTGGCACAGCAAGATGTCGCAGCGCTTCTCAGACCCATCTACAAACGGCTCACGAACCTTCTTTAGACTACTAGTCTTCTCAGCCATGTCGAGAGAGCCAGAGTAGGTCTCAATGTGGCGGACAAAGTCTAGCGTTTGTAAATATTTTTCAAGCAAATGCATCTCCTCGTGAAAGTGACAGAAGATAATCCACTTGTGGTGCTCATGTGACTCCTCCGTCATCAACTCTTTTATTTTTAAGAACTTTGTGCTGGGTTCTAACCAGTCTTTGTAGATACCATGCATCTTCTTCTTGCGGGCATCGATATAGACTTGCGGGTGGATACTCAGCTGGCGGAGCATGAGAATGAGTCGCAGAATAATGAGAGCATTCTCATTATAGCTCAACTGTGCCTCGACATTGCTCTGAATCTTGACATAGAAGTTTTCCTCATCTTGACTCGCAAAGTCGAGACGGTGGTTCTTGATGATGGGCGCATTGGGTGCGTCGGATATGGAGCTGCGCAACTGCTCCATACTGCGTGCAAGAGCGTAGGTACTCATAAGCATCTCAATCTTCTCTGAAACTAAGGACTTATCGAGAAGCGCAAACAGAGTGTAGATGTCATCGATAGAGTTCACGACGGGTGTAGCGGTTAGAAACCACTTGGAATTCGTGTTCTTACAGATGCGGCGCACAGTGTTGAAGGCAATCTTCTCAATTACGCCTTTAGAAGCAATCTTATTACAGATGTTCTTCACGCCGAGACGGTGCGCCTCGTCGCAGACAATGCGGTCGAATGTCATACGCTCAATGAACTTGATGTTGTTTGCGAGACACTCGTAGCCGATGAGATAGAGGTGCCTAGGGTTGAGGAAAGGCTTTGTCTTGAGTTCCCATGTGTTCTTTTTGGTGTTGTACGTGAAGCAGCGAATCTTACAGAGCTCTGCGGTATCCTTCCACTGGTTGATGACGGCAAGAGGGGCGACGAGTAGCGTAGAGTGAGATGAAGACTCTTTGATGAGACCGAGCATTTGGATGGTCTTGCCGAGACCCATCTCATCACACAGCAGACCGCCTCGGATAAGACTATCTTCACGGTTGAGGAGCCAACTCACGCCATACTCTTGGTGAGGCTTGTAGGTGAATCCCTCCCAGAGGGGCTTTAGAGATGTCATATTGCTTGTTAAATTTACTTTATCCATGGGAAAAGTTCAATTTTTTGGGGTGTTTACCTAAAAAAAATATTGTATTTGTTTTTTGTGTTTTAGTTATTTTTTCTTTGTTTTTTGTGTTTTACTTCTTTTTTCTTTGTTTTTTGTTGTTTTACTCAGCCCCTGTCTCGGCGACAACCTCTGCCTAGGGTACCTCGGCTACCACCTCCTCATTCTTCTTCGTCTTCTTCGAAGGGCCGCGACCCTTCTTA